GCAAAATGAAACATCCAGACTTCAGCTTGTATTTTGCTGTCATGTCCTATGGTCGTCCAGAGTCTGTGCCTCAGGTGCATTCCTATCTTGGCTGTCAGGCTACGTGGTACGTAGGAATTGACGATAAACGCAAATACGAGGCCGCTGGCGCACGATATGTCTGTGCTAGCGGTAACTTGCCTACCAGTCGCAATACTGCCCTAGACGACGCTTGGAGGCGAAAATCAACGTGCGTACAAATCAGTGATGACTTGCGTAGGTTCAGTCTGGCCACAAGTCGTATGCAGAACATCAAAGCATTGGAGGCAGCTCTTCTAGTTCAAGGCACGATGGACGCTTGTGGAGATGTGTATCTAGGTGGAGGCAATTCTACATCGAACCCATATATGGCAGTCGGTCTAAGAACTGGAAACAAATTGCCTTATCATAAAAGGCCACTAATCTCGACGAATGCGTTGATACTTGGAGATTTCAGTGTAGTCAAACCATGCGGTCTATATTTCGATGAGAATACGCTAGTGAAGGAGGATTATGAGTACACGCTTCGTCATCTCTGCGTCTTCGGTAGAGTCGTCAGACTTAACTATCTCTTACAGGATTTTCGACATAGAACTAATCCCGGAGGAGCCAATCTCAACAGGGATAAATTTGGAGCAGAGCGATCTGCCTTTGATTATCTGCTCGATCGATGGGAGGGAGTACTTAGTCCCACTACAAAACGTGGTCCAACTAGCAGTGAGTATGAACTACGTATCAAATGGAGGCTAGACCTGAAAGATAGTTTGCCAAAGATAATTCCAAGGTTTCCTAGGCTCGAACCGCTTAGGTTTGCAAGAACAGGGAAAGAAAGGGAATAGAAAATGTCTGAGACTCGCACTGTAGAAGGTCGCGGTGAATTCGTTGAAATGGGAAAATGCAGTGATTGTGGTAAGGACTGGGGAATGTACCAGAGCGAGGTAGATTTCTTCGAAAAACTTGTGAAGGAGCAGAACTACAAGATGCCGAAGAGGTGTCCGTCTTGTAGAGGGCAGAAGCGCAAGATGAGAGATGGCGTAGAGACAACAATCTCTCTACGGATCTTAATTGATCGCATTCACAAGATGGCGAACCAAGCTAAAGAAGGTGTGTATTCTTTGCACGAGGAAGTCCTGTATGACGAACTCCTTGCTGTCGCTGATGCTCTGAAAACTTTTGCTCGGCAGAACAAACAGTTTGACAAATTGAAGGTGCAAAGTGAAGTTCAAGAATCGTAAAAAAGTGTACGAAGATCTACCAAAGGTGGAAGTATATCAGCCGAATCTGGATGGCTTCTTCACGTTTATGCATGAACGTCACATGGTTTATGTGAATCGTTTTATGCTTCAACTACCCCCTCCATGGACAGAGAATCCAATACTTCGAGACTACAAATTCACAAACGTGTATCGAGAGCTAGATCGCGGAACTCTCTGGTACAAAGACAATATAGTACCGCTGGCTCATGGCTTGAAGGAACTTATATGGCTGACAACAATGTATCGTCTAGTCAACAGAATAGAAACATTCCAAATCGCTGGATTGCCTTCGCTAGGTTCTTGGCCAGAGTTGCGAGAGCATTTCAGAAAAGCGTTAAAGACATTGCACTGGACGAGTACCGTATTCACAAACGCTCATCTGACTTTGCCAACTCGTTCCGGAAAGTCAAAGATAGACACGTACATTAGCTCTCTAGACTGGCTCCATAAACACATCAGCGGATTGGCAGATGTGATAGCAGTATGTAAGATACCCGGAGACGTGTTCCAGCTCCTGCATACAATTCCCGGTGTGGGAGATTTCATTGCGTACGAAATCTGGTGTGATCTGGTCTTGGCTAAAGCGATACAGTTTACGGAAAATGATTTCGTGAATCCAGGTCCTGGATGCAAAACTGGATTGAAGTGCATATTTCCGACTCTGGATGGCAGGGAAAACTACATCGAGAAGATCAAACTGCTCCAACGAGAGCAAGACAGGCATTTCAAAAGACTAGGTTTGGACTTTCAATACTTGCGTGGGACTCCCATGACATTGCGTAGCATCGAGCATAGTTTGTGTGAGTTCAGTAAGTATTGCAAGATGAAGACCGGTATCGGTAAGCAGAGGATGTATTTCAAACCTATTACTGGTGAAGATCCTAGAGGAAAACAAACTGTTTTACGTTTTCCAAGGACTCGTGTTTCATAACAATGGGGAGGCAAGTCATGATATCGGCACTTCGGGCAGGAAGGAGCCACAAGTCCTCAGTGGCGGGGAGATCGATGGAGGGGAATGTGAAAGTCTATAGTGGGGCAGGACTTGGGGACTTCTACTACCAAGTTATCCGAGACATAACCGAATTTGGAAAGAAAATCCAGACACGCTACGGGCAGTGTGTGGAACTTCCTTTCCCAGTTGTATTCGAGTATGAGAAGCCCGGTCATTGTTTCATGCGGATTCCAAACCGAAAATTCAATCCATTTTTCGCATTGGCAGAGGTTGTGTGGATTCTTAGCGGAAGTGGGAGTGTGGATTGGATCTGTCATTTCAACAAGAGAATGAAAGACTATGCCGATGAAGGATACAAAGATTTTCATGGTTCCTATGGGTTGAGACTTAGACATTGGGAGCCTAGACATCAAGCCAGCTTTTCTCCAATTGATCAAATTAAATGTGTAGTTCAAAAGCTTCAGGATGATCCATTCTCTAGACAGGCTCTGATTTCTATATGGGATCCGGAGCGCGACAATCTTGAGAAGTCTAAAGATTATCCGTGTAACAATGTCGTATATTTCTCTCTTAGAGATGGTGTTCTCGATCAGTCTGTGGTAATCCGCAGCAACGATGTCATATGGGGGACTCCGTACAATGCTGTCCAGTTTACGCATCTGCATGCTCTGGTCGCAGGAATGCTAGAAGCGAAGATAGGTAGGATGACATATTTTATCCAGAATCTTCATTACTATCTGGATCTGTATAAACCGACACTCTCTAGCATCATAGAGCAGGCTTATGATAAAGATGCTGTGGGAGCAGAATGCGTTCCAAATTTCGACACTATAACGATGCCGGACTTTGACAAGATCGTAAGAATTGTAAACAGAATGCTCAAGCCTGGAGATGGAATGGAGTATCTTGGAGAGGGAGTTGGCTACTGGGGTCACACCATTCCGAAAATGATCTTGATCTACGAACTTAAAGAAAGAAAGGAGAAGTTGGAATTTATAGATGGCCTGATTCAGAGTCTGGGCCAGCCTCTCATTGATTTGATACACACATTCTACAGCAAGGAGTCGAAATGATAGATTCAGCAAATGATCGCCAAGTCGGTGGACAGCACTATAGAGATTCCAGCCCAGAATTCCAACACTGGGATTTGATGGGTCTCAACAATGTCGGATATTTCCCAGGGCAGATTACGAAGTACGTCACCAGATGGCGCAAGAAAGGCAGACTGCAAGACTTGGAAAAGGCAGAGCACTATTTGGAAAAATTGATAGAGCTGACTGTCAATAGAGTGATGAGCCTTCCTCAGCCTAGGGAAATTGTTCTTTTGGACAAATTTGCCACATCGCAAAAACTGCATAACATAGAATTGAGGATTTTCAAGAAAGTGCTCGGTTACACGAATCTTGGTGAACTGAACGAAGCATTAGATCTGATACAAGAATTGAGATGGGGATTTGAAGAAGTTGAACCATGACACAACTTAATGTGCTTCGAGAACCTGACGAGTTCTGCGAACCATGTGGTTTGTATAAACTGTGTCAGACTCCACGGATGGATGGTGAGGGTGCTGAACATCCCGATATTCTATTCGTTGGAGAAGCTCCGGGCGGAGAGGAAGATGAGGAAGGCTATCCTTTCTGTGGTAAAGCTGGCAAGATTATGCGTGAGTCCATCGAAGACATTGGGATAGATATCCAAAAGTGTCGCTTCACAAATGTCGTTAGGTGTAGACCTCCAGACAATGATCTGAAGAAATTTCCTAAGGCTATTGATCATTGCAGACCGCATATTCTCAGAGAGATTAGATCTTGTAGGCCGAAGATTGTCGTACTGGTAGGAAACTCTGCGCTTCAGAGTATTTTGAACAAGCGTGGAATTTTGAAACTACACAACGAAGTCATAGATGCTGGATGGGTGAAATATGTTTGCATGTTCCATCCAGCATATCTTCTCAGAAACGATCTGCCAAGCACACATAGACAATTCAAAGAAGCTTTGAAGACTGTAAAATTCCTTGCTACTGGGAAAATGGCAGAGCAGAAATCTAAGAGAAAACATACGATAATTCTCGACAAGAAAATGGCATACGAGTTCCGAGACATGCTCGTGAAGCAGGAATATCTTGCCACAGATATTGAAGCAAGTACATTGTCTCCATTTGCACGTAAGAAACAACCTATGGTAGGTGTAGTGGGTTTCGCGTGGTCTTCCCATGATGCGTGTGCTTTTCCGGTAAGAGTTAGAGAGGGCTTGAAGAATTGCAGTCTTTCTCTAGATCTGTCTCTTGAGATCATAAAGGATATTTACGAACAGAAATCTGTCAAGTTCCTGACGTGGCATGGCAAATACGATTTTGGATATCCAATGGTCCTCTACGATATTTGGATGGGGGGAAAACTTGCCAAGCTGACATCCTATTTCGATGGAATGCTGGGAAGCTATGCTCTTGACGAACGTGGTGGATTTCATGGATTGAAAGATTGGGCATTGCAGGTCGGCATGGGTGGATACGATCTCAAAGTCAAACAGTATCAGCGAGACCATAAGGAAACAAATCCAGAATACGGTGGTGACATGCTCTTGATTCCCGCTGATATTCTGTATCCATATAACATGGATGATTGCATCTGTACTTGGAGGGCTTGTTTCAAGCAGTTCAAATTGCTCAAGAGAGAAAACCTGTTCAAGATGCCGACCATGTTTCCGATCCGACAAGTAAGCTGGATGGCTGGATTCATGGAAATAAATGGCATTCAAGTGGACCAGAAGCAGAATGAGAAACTGCAAAAGGACTTCTCCGTCAAGATAGAAAAATACGACAGTAGGCTTCGCAGATATGATGAAGTGAAACAGCTCCAAGAAGAGCAAGACATGGAGCAGATGCGGGAAATTTACAAACGTGTGAAGGCGTACAAGCGTCCAGTCGCTAACGTAAAGGAAAAGGTTTTGGAGCTCTTCAAGAAAGAACCGGTCAACCTGAACTCTCCAGAAAACAAGCGTCGATTGATATTCGGCATCATAGGTTGTGAGCATGAGCGCATGACCAGAAAATCTGGAGAGCAATCTGCGGAAAGATGGGTTCTGGAAGAGCTGCTCACAAAGTATAAATATCCAATTCTACGGGACATGATCGAGCGTAGTATGTATTCATCTTATAAGTCGAAGTATGTTGACCCGATCAAAGACTGGATTGGCAGTGATGGCAGAGTGCATTCTTCTGTAATGCCGCACGGAACCAAGACCGGAAGACTTTCCAGTAGAGACCCAAATCTGTTCAACTTGCCAGCACGGGGAGACCCGGAAATGGTCAAAGCCATCCTCACTCAGTTCTGTGCTCGCAATGAGAACCATTACATCGTAAAGCAAGACTCCAAGCAGATTGAATTGCGGCTTGTAGCAGATCGTTCTGGTGATGAAGCTATGATAGCTGAGTTCAATGCGTACAAAGATCCACATGCGATGGCAGCGATGGCAGCATACGGTTATGAGGAAGAAGAGTGGAGGAAGCTATCGGAACATAAACGCAAAGAGCTTAGAAGCAATGCTAAGAATGCCGTATCGTTCGGTCTCGTATATGGCAGACACGCAAAGGCTCTAGCGGGAGACTTCGGTTGGTCTATCGAGAGAGGAGAAGACTTCAAGGAGAAATATTTCACAAAGTATCACGGTATCAGAGAATATCTCGAAAAGGAAGAGGAAAGAATTCTTGAACAACTCTATTCAACGTCTAGCTTCCATCGTCGTAGAAGAGTACCTGAAGCAGCATCCGAAGAGTTCGGAACGAGAGGTGGCGCGGTTCGAGAAGGCATTAACGCACCTATCCAAGGAGATGCATCGGACATCAACATTCTTGCAGCGTACAGACTTGAACGCTGGCTTAGAAGAAATGAAATGAAGTCCCGTGTCATACTTTATGTGTATGATGCGGTCTATGTAGACACCTATTACAAGGAGATGGAGATAGTAGTTCCAAAATTGCATGAGTTCATGACTGATCGTAAGTTCTTAAAAGAAATGGCAGGCTGGGATCTGCGAGTTCCGCTAGATACAGACTGTTCTATCGGCCCCAACGCGGGTCAAACAGAAGAACTGAAACTTGACAAGGATAGGAATTTTATCATACCGCCAAAATTTCTAGAGAAGCGGGTTTCATAATACTGGAGGGGAAAATGGATATTGGAGCAGATGTTAATCTAGTACTGACTGGTGGCGATTTTAGACAGCTAGTGAAAGGAAACCCTATTATTTTCGCAGTGAAAGGTATAGACTCTGGGAGTATCCAAACCACAAAAGTTAGGCTTGTCCTTTCTGACATAGGTTTCTCAATCATGCTAGATGCAATCGAGGTTGCAATCAATGAAAAAGACAAAGCTGACGAAGATACCAATTCTGGTCCAGCTCTATCCTAAGGATATCTACAGGGCAGACTTGGCTAAGGAACTCAAGATAGACCGACATAGTTTGAACAATGAGCTGGTAAGACAGTCGGCTCTTTATGGCTTCTGGTCAGGGCTCTATGCCATAGTCTCTGCCAAGGTCGCATTCTTAGAGGAGCAGGTGGATCACATGGAATCCAAACTGTTCAAACATTACCGCATAGACAAGCACATCAAGAAAGTCACAGATATCAAATATCTCATCAACGGACGCAGTGAGTATCAGACAATCAAGACTAGATTACGACGCTGGAAAGACAGCGAGAGACAGTTGAAATACGCTGAGCGTGCTTTCTCTCAGCGTAAAGATATTCTTATGGCTATAAATGCCAATAGAAGGCAAGACAAGAAACAAGAGCAGTTCAAGGAGGAAGAGGAATGACAAAGACAGCGAAAGAGATACGTGAGGAGCTGGACGCGAAGCGGGAGAAGCAGAAAGGTGGAAAGTATGACTGGTTCAGTCCCAAACCAGGAATACATTATATCCGGATAGCACCTCCGTGGAAGAAGGACGGTGACTTCTGGAAAGACGTGCTGATACACGGTTTCTTCAAGGACAAGGTCTATTGCAGGCACAACGAAAAGGATGTGGAGACTGGAAAGGTCAAAAAGTGCGCCATAGAGCGTCGTCTCAGAAAACTCAAGAATGATCGTTCTCCTTTCGGAAAGAAGTTGTGGTCGTTAATTCGCCAGCGTAGCGAATCACTGTGGAACGTGTTTGTCGGCAAGGTAGATAGGGATGGCAGCAAGCTGACATTCAACGGTTATGTGGACAAGAAGGCAAAAGTCTGGAGGTTGTCTAGTCAATGGCACGATGCGATGGTAGAATTCTTTGCAGACGATGACTACCGCGAGAAGTCCGTGCTTGGCATCACACATTCGAGACATGGCAGATGGGTCAAGATCAACAGAGTTGGCGAGGGCAGAGATGACACGAAATACACGTTCACCATTGTGGATGTGGGCAAGCTGCCTTCAGCATTAGCTCCCACGAAGATGAAGCGCAAGAAACTGCTGGCAACTGTCACAGACTTGGACAAGATGGTTCATGGCAGCAGTCAAGAAGAACTGGAAGCGTTCTTAGAGAAAATGAGCAAACGCGCTCGCGAAGCGGTCAGAAAAGAAAAGGAAGAGAAGGAAAACTTCGAGGAAGATGAGGAAGAAGATCTAAGTGAAGACGAAGAGGAGGACGAGGATGAAGGAGACGAAGAGGAGGACGGAGGTAGTAAGCATAGAGGAAGCCGTAGATCATCGGATTCGCGCTCTGCACAGAAGACTAAACACTCTAGAAGCGACGATGCAGATGATGATAGAGTTGATGAGGGAGATGGCAAGAGCGGGGACCGAGATAATGGTAGAGGAGACGAAGACGACGAGGATGAAGACGAAAAAATGGAAAGGAAATATGCAAAGCTGAAAAAGGAAATGAAGGAAGCGAAAAAGCATAAGCACGATGAGGAGGATGAGGAAGAAGATGAATGAAGAGAATGACCTATTGCTCGGCATGCTCTTCAAGATAGCATTCTTGAAGAGCATGCTCCCTGTCATGGTGCTGTCAGATGTAGAGAGATACATAGAAGTTGTGAAGCGCATGATAAGTGGAGATCTGCTGCAAGAAGACGTTAGGTTCATAAACGAACTTTACAAGAAGTTCGAGAGTGAGGCTGTACCAAATGTCACCAATTAGGTTTCCTAGAACCGAAAGTGGGAGGACTGTTCCAGGTGTGGACAAGAGTCTCTTGAAAAGAGTCTTGGCATCAGTCAACGCTTCCTTCAAGAAAAAGAAACGCGAACTGGAAGTGACCACACTCGACAACTCGGTGTTTGCCATACCTCACAGCTATATATCTTCTGGAGTGCTGCCGATAGACTGTGCTGTGTGCTATGGAATGGGATTTCCTACCGGGATCATAGAGATATTTGGCGGTGAGGCAAGCGGTAAGACTGCTGTGCTCGAGAATACACTTGCGGAAGCTCAGAGAAAAGGTTTCTACACTGTTCTATTCCCGCAAGAGTTTGCAGTAGATTACAGACGTGTGAAGATTTTACATCTGAAAGAGGATGAGCTGATTATTGGTGATGCTGAGACAATAGAAGATCTATATGATCAACTAAAGAAAATAGTGCGTGGAATACGCGAGAAGGATAAAGAGACACCTATCGTAATCGGTTGGGACAGCATTGCAGCAACTCCCACACGCATGGAACTGCAGGAAGAGACCGGTCTGGACAAGTCCGACATGGGTAGAATGGCTCAGCAGATATCCAAGTTCTTTAGGCGTCTAGTGAAGTTCTTGTTCATAAACAAAGTGTGTTTGATTTGCGTGAATCAGACTAGAACCAAGTTTGTGAGATTTGGAAATCCAGAAACAACCTATGGTGGGAAAGCTATTAGGTTCTACGCATGGGTTAGAATTAGATTGGGATCAACCAAAGTCATAGAAGAAAACGGTAATGATGTAGGATTCATGTGCAACCTGAAAGTGGTGAAAAACAAAGTTGCTCCACCGTTTAAGACCTGCAAGTTTCCTATCTATTGGGAAACTGGAATAGACTCTGCAATGGCAGTTTGGGAATTTGCTGTTGATCAAGAAGTCTTCAAGCGCAAGAAATCTGCGTATCGTTACAATGGTCAGATCATAACCAAGAAATCTTTCCGCAAATACTACAGAAAGAACAGGGAAGAAATCGACACACTTCTCAG